TTTTGCTACAGGTTCGCCCCGTATTTCGGCAAATGACTTGGTAATAGGCACATAGCTTGACCTACACGACCAATGGGCAGGAGGCCCACCATTCCAAGGTATAGAATGGCCTATTGGTTTAAAGTCTGGGAATGTCCATGTTTTACCAGAACGCGCCATACAGATTTCACTAGTGCGGCTATCTAGTGTTGAAACCCATTGCACGGCTTTAATAATGTCTTCATTTTCCATCAGCCCAACCATACGGGCCTCGTTTGCAATCGTTTGAACGCCAGTGCGGGTTATAGCCATTGCATCGCGCCGTGCCTTAGCAAGTGCCTGTGGGCCTTTGTCAGAGCCGTTGCCGACTATAGCCCTAGCTATTTCTCTGTTCGTCTGCCCAAGCGTTATGCCATTTTTAATAGCGCGTTCAATGTCAAACCTTGCCGACTCATTTAAGCGACTAAACCATTGATTAATTGTTGCGCCTTGTATCAAAGACGATTTAGCAATTGCATCCACTACAGATGCTGGCGGTATTACTGTGTCTATTCCTATAGATACAAACGCGCTTTGTAGAAATGATGCTTCAGCAGCCGCTAACCCAGCAAGGTCAGGCGGTGTTATTGCCATCATTGCTTTTAGCTCATCAATGGCCTTGGTTAAACGCTTACCTTTATATGTTGAAAGGTCATCGCCCTTTAGTGCCTTTTCTATTTCAGCAGCTATAGAATTTAATTGTTTGTTTATGGCGGCATCTTGCCCACCAATAATGCGCTGCAAAAGCAGTTGCCGAATGATGATTAAGTCATGAAGTTGGTCGGATACGGTCAAGACGAAACTTTATTAACTGTTAGAATGATGGATGGTGTCCGTGGTCTAACGGGAGCGGTTCTCGCTGGCAATCCTGCAATATAAACATCTGCATGAGGCGTTGACCATAAGATGCGGAAATACTCATTAGCACTAGCGCGGTAAAAAAAGTTCCATGCAGCTACAGCCGCGCCGTTAAATGAGCCGTGTCTGGCAGGAACGGTAATATCTGTGCAGCTATCAGGCTCCGCTACACCACCGCGTGCAAGCCAGATGCTTATATCATGTTCTTGGCTTCCAGTATGATGCAACTGTGCGCTAAACTGGATGTTATACAATCCGCTTTCGCTAAACACTACGCGAACATTATCCTCAATCGTTATGCCGTAGTTTTCTACAACGGTGTCAAATTCCATTGGCGTTGCAATGTTTGCCACGGCTGTTTGCGTCTGCACATCAACGGCTGATAGATAAACAGGCTTGAGAATGCCGCCACCGCCACCGCCACCGCCAGTTACTCTTTTGGGTTTCGGTAATTCAATCTGAAACTCTTGCCCGTCAGTAAGAGTTATCCAAAAAGACGTTTCATCGCGCTGTTCCACCAATGCGATGCCAACACCAGCGGGGCCAGCAGCACCATTAACGCCATTCCTGCCATCAACACCGTTGCGCCCATCACTACCATTACTGCCATCGCTGCCATTGCTTCCAGCGGGGCCAACCAACGAAGCACGGTTGATTTCAAACCAGATATTGACGGCAAGTTGTATCTCCTCATCCGTTGGTGGCCTACCTTGTGGGCCTTGCTGACCATCCTTACCATCTAAGCCGTCAATGGCTTGCGTCATGTTATCTTCAAGCCAAGCTACAGCCGCAGCTTTGACTTGTTCGTCACTAACAGGAGGGGCATCTTCGCCACGCTCACCTTGTGGGCCAGCTTCACCTTGCGGCCCTGCTATCATTGCGCGTGAGGCAGCATCATTGGTGCGCTGGTTTAAAGCAGCTACAGCCTCCACTAGCGAGGCGATTATTTCCTCACTAACAGCCATGCTTAAAGACCTAAGCGAGTGCGAATGCTACTTAGCAAACCGTCATCAGGCACATCAACCTCTGGTTCATCAGGCGTGCCTTCATTAAAGCTTGGGCCAGAGTCATCTAATTGCGCTTCATATTCTTCAAACTCCATGTTTGGCGAAACAAGTTCACCGCGCTGGAAGTTGTCAAACAATACTGAAAGCGGCATTGCATCGCCTTGATATGCGCTCAAAAGCGCCGTGACCATTTGCGGTTGCATCCGTGAAGCGCCAAAGTCCGTGTTTAGATTAAACTCTACGTCCTGTGGTGCGCCTACCCATTCTGCCATCCAGTTTAATGCACGGGTAATGCTATCGGACGCAGAGCGGCTAATTGACGCAAGGATAGAGCGTTCACCAGCAGTCTTTAATTCTACCGTGCCAAAGGCTTCAGCAGTGCGCTTATCGTCAGCAAGCATACGAGCGCCCAAAACAGCCATGCGCTGTTCTTTGTCCTTTAATGCTTCACGCAGCGTCTGTAGGCCATCACCTTTAAATTCAAGATAGCCAGCGTTAGCAGATGGGTCTGGAAATATCCATGCTGTCATTGAGCCTACAGAAAGCGTTGCGCCTTCTGGCAACTGCACGCCAGCTACATATGGTGTTGGCAATCCAGTAAAATGCAAGCCATGCTCATAGTCTGCGCTATTGCGGTAATGGGCAAGGTTTGTATCAATTAGGTCAAGCAAGGGCGGCTTCTGCACTGAGGAAGTTGCGCTATTAGAACCAAGTATAACAAACGGAATATATGATAATGAGCCACCGTTCTGTATTGGATACATTTCGCTTATTAGCGCATTGTTATCATCCATTACCCTGACGCGATAACCCTGTTCCGTAAGGTCAAGCACGCGATATTGCACGACTTCATTGGATGTAAATTCATCCTCTTGAACATCTCTGGTTTCTTTAAGCACCACCATTGTCAGCACTTGTGCGCCATTAATGTAGCTGGTGCGCCAGTTAATGATGCTTTCGGCAGTGTAGTAACGCAAGAATGGGCGGATGTTCAAAGCTTCAGCGGCGGCAATCGTAATGTTTGTTGGTGCATTGGCTGGATAATCAACCATGATGCCAACGCGACCTACGGCAATCTGTTGTTCAACAACCTGTTCCGCAAACTCACGCAAGTTATCGCCAGAGAGCGTAATGTCATTAGCGTAAGGCTCAATGGCAGTCGGTAGTCTATACACTGGGTCTTTAGAGAATATCATGCCTGTGAAGGCGTCAAGTGTTCGTGCGCTGGCGTTAAAGAAAGCAGCACGCTCTTGATAAGTGATATACTCAACATCCGTCTGGCCTGTAAGCCTTGGCAGATAATTATTAGTATCGAATGACGGATTATAAAGGCTACCAGAATAACGTGTATTGCTAACGTAGTTCTGAATTAAAGCATCGCGGCCAGATATTACATCACGGCAACGCTTCCATTTAAAGCGATTAGCGTCATATTCGGTGTTCGTGTTGGAGACAGACATTTACACCCCAGATATTTGAGCGAAGGAAACCATTCCCCTACCGATAGCATATTTATACGCAATAAAATAGCCGATAGCATCATTCAAGTGGTCAAAGCCACTTGTTTTGTCTGGTTCGCCGTTTTTATTATAAGCCTGACGCTCTAAACCTTCAATTAAATTCGCGCATTTGTCAGGATTTACAAGCAATCGACGAACGCCTTGGTTATGAATAATCTGGTTTACAGCTATTACCCTATCTTTGACGGCTGGGTTTTTATTTGGAGCAAGCACAGTAAAGTTAGCAGAGCGAAGCAAAGTTATATCCGATAGGCTTGCGTTAATGCTTTTTGTAGCCCCACCAGAAGCATCTGGGTAAACTGTTATAGCGTGCCCCTGATAACGCTCCATTAACGCCCTAATCATTGTTGGCGTGTCTCTAATGCCAGTTAGTTCATCAAGGGCTAATGGGTTGCCGTTGCGAATAACGCATACGATGGCGCTCATATTGTTTACGTTAAAGTCTAGTCCAATGTGCAAAGGCTCCCTTGCATGGATATGCTCAAACGTAATGTTTAACTTGCGGTCAAACTCTGGGTAAACGCTGCCAGCCGTAAGGTTGACAAACTCGCCGTCAAGATAGGCTGCGAGAAGGCTGGATGAATAAGAGTTCTGAAGGTTCTTGATATAATCTTCAGGTAGGTTGGCTGCGTTATCGGATGTCTTGGCTTTATACAGCGCATAGCCTTCTGCCTTGTTCTTTACCCAGCGGTCATAAACAAAGCGAAAGCCTTCAGGTGTTGTAGCTACACCTACCGTATTGCGGACAGGCTTGCCTGATACCGTAAAAGCCTTTTGGCGGTTACGCGCAATAATCTTGTTCCAAACAGAACGTGCCTTTTCCATAGGCAATGTATCAAGTTCATCTACTACGCTATGTGCCACCTCATAACCAACGATGCGGTCAGGTTGTTCCATGTTGCGAAAGATAATGCGGCCCAGTGGCGTTTCCATAACGGCCTTTTGCTGGTTCAGCTTGAACGGGATGTCGTGCCGCTCAAAAAGCGCAGGAAAGCGTTGAAACGCAATATCCTCAATTAGCGGATATGTCGGTAGGTAATATGCTACATCCTGATAAGGGCAGTAACGCTTGAGCCGTATTATGCGTGCGATGCCAGCAGCAGTCTTCCCAGAGCCAAAGCCGCCGACAAAGGCAGGGAATGGCTCTTGGCTAAAAACAAACGCTTTCTGGCTATCCGTAAAGTTCAAAGCCAATCTTCATCCGTAATGGGCTTAAAGTGCATATTTACAGCCACTTTGGTTGGTTCGTTATAGCCGTGCATGATGTTTAGCTCTTTTACAGCAGCCGTCATGCCTGTTGAGGTCTTGGCCTCTAGTGCAATCCGATATGCGCTCATCAAGCCTTTTACCGACATTTCCCGTGTCCATAGCTGCTTTTCAACCACTTGCGACTTTAGTTCAGCAACCCTTGCTGCAACCTTGCTGTTATTCATTAGCCGCGAAGCGTTAGGGTAAACAGTCTCATCCTTCATGTTTTCAGCATCATAAGCAAAGCGATATGCGTCTGCTTGGCCTAGCCCATCTGCTATTGCTTGAGCGAAGGCCTCTTGCTTTGCGGTTAGTTTAACATCTGTCATTCTGCATACCTTGGTTTGCGATACTTCTCGTCTAGCAACATAGGAACGGCATATTTCCAATTTATTTTGTGATGAAAGCGCCTGTTGGCAGAACCCATCAATGCAACCTTACAGCAATCCGGCGCAGCCATTACGCTATAAAAAGACTTCACATATGTTCCGTAGGCTTTGTAAGCCTCAGTGTTACCACCTGCATTAGATTGCGTTTGAAGCTGCACAACGTTGACCTCAGCAATTTGGAAAAATAGCTTTCCTATCTTACCTTGTGACAAATATGTGTTCACATCGTCATTCATGCGGCCCGTGAATAATGTGTCATTTGCTGGGTTCTGATTAACCTTAAACACAAAAGTGTTCATAGCCTTTCTCTTATAGCTAACATGATTGAAGCTCCTTGCTCCTCCCATGTGGTCTCCGCCCTGACAAAATGCTATCGTGGTGACATTGGTTTCGTCTAAGCAATCAATCATCGCATTTAATATATCATCGAGGTTTTTCGGCTGCATTCCTTTCAAGACTTTTTTGTCTATATGCCTATATTGGAAGCTAGTATAATCGTCCTCATACTCGAAGAAGTAATCTAAGCCCAATTCCCGCGCTATGTCGTAACAGGCATTACGCGCATAAACGATAACTTTATTGCCATCGAAGTTATCCATTATGTCGAATTTTTGCTCATAATCTTTTTTGCTAAAGACAATCACCTCGTCTTTATATTTAGCTTGGTATTGGCTTAACGTCTTATCCTCATCATCCACTATGATAAAAATTTTCCCCGTGTAACCTTGGTTGCGTAATGTCCTATAAGTGATGACATTATCCGGCCTTCCGTGAGAAAGGATAAAGACGGCGATGTTCTTATTTGCACTCATTTTTAATTTTCCGGCTGCTGTAGCTATGCTTACGCTTCAGATAGACAATCTCCTTGTCCATCTCCTCGATTTTGTCCTTTAGCTCCCAGTCATCGCTTTTATGGTCTTCGCCAAGGAAGTAGACATCATAGTCTAAAGACACGAAAATATCCTTATCCTTTTCGATATTCTCATAAGGGATAACTTCATCTACCCACTTTACAGCCCTTAACTGCATATAGCGTTCATAGATTGATTGCTGTGGGCTTTTGTAGCTAGGCGCACAATGCAATCCTACAATCAAAAAGTCGCAATGCTTCTTAGCTTCCTCAAGGGATAAGACATGGCCGGAATGTAGAATGTCTGCGACCATCGGGAAGAAACCAATTTTCATTTTCTTACTTTCTAAATGTATTGAACCAACCTTATACGCTTTGCAGTTCTTTATATGCAAATCATAGTAAGCTTTATGAAGCGGAGCCTTTGGAAAATCAAAAGCAAAAAATAGCATTTTAATGGTGCCGCTGTGAGACACTATAAGAATTTTCTTATTTTTATATTTCTTTTCAGTTTCGTCTATAAACTGCTTTACTCTCTCATAGAATTTAACCTTACTTTCGATATTGAATTTTTTAAGCAAATTAATGTCTTCATTTTTTAGCAGCTTTTCACTGTTTAAATGTTTACCTTCGAGCAATCCCTTGCTTAGTTCCTTTAGCCTATCATCATACAGGATTTGCGTATTTTTATGGTGGCGCAATATACTGAAGGCAGTGGACTTAGCTCGTTGCAGCGGGGAGCATAAACACAGGTCGAAAAATTCACCATTTAGTTCATTAGAGATTTTTGCCGCTTGTTTTACGCCAGTGTAATTTAGAGGGATGTCATACTGCCCGTGCATTATCCCATTTTTATTCCAATATGTCTGCCCATGACGGACAAAGGTGTAGTCGTTATTCATCCTCGTCATCTTCACCAGATGGGAACATATTGCTAATTTCATCTGTTAGCTTGGCGAAGCCATTTGTTATCGCTTTATCAAAGTCAATGATAACCAACGCGCTATTCTCCATAAGCTCTTGACAGTCTGCCGACGAGTGAGCGTAAAAATTAGCGACTTTTGCATAATCAAAAACGATATGACGCGAAGCTGCCGCCATTAAAAAATGCTTTTCTTCTTCGCTAACGTTGCTGGCCTTAATAGCAGCAATCAAATCAACCGCTTTCGTATTGTCATACAATTCTTCTACCGATGGCTTTTCACCTTGCGGTTCGTAAGTCGGTATTTTAACTTTGTCAGTGTAAGGATTGTCTGCATCTCCAGATGGCTTTGTCTCTAGCAATCCATCTAAAAAGTCCTCATCAAATCCTAATATGTCTAGGTTAAAGTTTTCTAGGTCGAGGTCTTCAATCTCTGCCTTCAGCAAATTCATGTCCCACCCTGCATTTAAGGCAAGCTGGTTATCGGCTATCACTAGGGCGCGTTGCTGTGACTTGCTAAGGTGGTCAAGCACAATGGCCGGCACTTCTTCCATGCCAAGCTTTCGTGCCGCTAATAAGCGCCCATGTCCCGCAATGATAGTGTTATCACCGGAAACAAGGATTGGGTTTGTCCATCCGAACTCTTTAATGCTGGAAGCTATCTGCGCAA